CTTCAATAACTGTTGTCATTAGTAATCAATATTGGATCGTGAGAGTTTCTCAAATACATCGTTCCTATAGGCAGGATCGTTGTCATACCTAGGGTCAGCCATAGCTTGTACAACTTCTGCCTGACTACGGAATGCATCCACCTGTTGTGGTGCACCTTTACCAGATAGCATCCGACCTTCGTAACCATTCACCTCATCATACTGTGACTTAAGTCCAGCTACAGCAATGGTGATAGCTTCAGTGTTACCACTCTCAATAATGTTATTAAAAGCATCTGTATAATTTTCTGGTAAATTATTACCAGCCCATTCCATTAATGAGTTATAGGACTCTTGACCACCAGCTTGGTTGACAATAGTATTAACTTGAGACTCTGTAAGGTCTACTGGTTTAGCTTCAGGTGTAGGGTTGTTAGCACGGTGTTTCATGTATGCTTCAACCAATTCTTGGGAAGACATACTACCAAACTTCTCCATAGTCTCAGGAGATAGTTCACCTTTCTCAGCAAACTCAGTGGAAGCATCAGTGATAAGTACTTCACCAGGAGATGACTCTACTTCTTCTTCTACTTCTTCAGTTTCTTCTGTGGTGGATTCAGATTCCTCTTCACCTCCACCTAATTTCTTTTGCAGTTCAATATATGCCTTCTCTAGTTCCTCAGCATTTTGATATTTACCTGCAAGTAGCTGCTGTTCAGACTCCTGCATTTCTTCACCACGTTGTAGTGAATCGAGCTCCTCCTCAGAGAATTCAGGTTGATCAGCAGGGGTGGGATCATACGTCAGTGTTGCCATGTGCTGTAATTACTTCTAGTTTTCCAAGTCCAACAGTTTCTACGTAGTTGGGTGTACGTCCTAAGGTTGGTGTTCCAACCTTTCGGGTTTTCATGTTGCCCATCTTGGCAACTGGTTCCTCAACAATTAGTTCAGGCTTCTCAGTTGGTGGGTTCTCCACCTTGCGGGCCGTCCGTGGTGGCTCCGTCTGGGTTGGCTTGCGCCGCTTGGTTGTCATTTAAGTTTGGATTCTTACTTGGGTCTGCCATTGGTGAACTAGCTAACTGACCAGCTTGATCTACTAGAGATTGCTGAGTAGCTTGCTGTTGTTGTTGTTGCATATCACCTTGTAGTTGTTGAGGAGACTTGATGAGACCAAGGTAATCAATACCTTGTGCTGCAGCAAGACGCTTCAGATACTCTCCAGGGTCAATGAACTTTTGGATTGCTTCAGGACCCATTGTCTGAGCAATCGTTGTAATGAATTGGGTGAGAGCTTGTTGATCCTGACCACGACCTAGTGCATTAACACCAGCCACGATCTGTGGACGTACATATTCCTTAGGGATCTTAGGTAGCTGACCACTACGTTGTAGTACAAGCATGGTCCGTGCTAGATAAGGTCTAAGGAACTCTTCAGTTAGTAGGCTGAATAATCCTCCAAGTTGTTGCTCCAATTCAAGTTGTGTTAGTTGGACCTCTTGGGCAGTTGTGCGTTCTGACTGTCGGACGGCAAGGATAAGGAAAGCATCTTGTAGACGACGTTCAATATTGCTAGCCATCTCAGCAGCTGTTCTAAAGTCAGCTGTCTTACCAACCTGTACTACACCGATGTCATCAGGTCTCCCTTGAATGATCGCTCCGTTGCCTGCCTTCTGCAGGGCGGCGGGTTTAGTAGTACTTGAGGGTGATACTGTAAAGATAACTTTAGCGGCTGCTGCAGAGCCTTCTACGAGGGCCTGAGAGAGTGCCTCAAGTGACTTAAAGTCTCCTAGGAATTCTTCTACACGTCCCCTACCATAATCTTCTCCATCTACATGTGCAAATCGAAGAACTAACCAGGGTGAGGCAGACTTAGGTGCGGTGCTACGGCTACCAGGAACAATCTTATCATCGATCTCCTGATGCCAGGTCCACCGACCACTCTTCTCATCCATTCGGACATAGGTATACACCTCTACGTCATCATCTTTGCCATTAGTATTAACACCATCGTGTCCGACAGCATTAGGTTTACGTTCTGGTATTTCAAACCCAAGTAGTTTCTTAGATATAATTTCTTTTGTTACTATCTCGTGTACATTTCCATTACCATCTCTGTTGACAACAAAGCGATTCAATGGGAAACACTTAAGACCATCCTTATGCATATAGATTAGTGCATTACCACCAACAATCAAATACTTGAGTGCTTGATTTAGTATTACACGATCATTAGATGCATTAATATAATCCATTACCATCCTTTCCATCTTAGAGAAGGACAGTTCCATTTCAGACTTGACTTCTACTGGAAGTTCAGTACCTAACTTATCGTCACGTACTTGTAACTTAAAGAAGGTAGTCTGTGGAGGTAGGAGAGCCAACATTAATTTTGAAGTTAAGTTGACAACCGATTTTGCTCCGACTGATTGCCATGGAGTAGGTAATCTTTTGTGTGTTTCACCACTGTCATCATCTTTGATGAGGTAAGGAAGTGTAAGACGAGAACATTCACGAGCTACATCAAGGAACTGTGAACGTCCCCCTTGCAGTTCTGCGTAACGTAGTCTTGCCTTATACATTCAACCCTCCTGCTGGTGCTTTATCAGTACCAGTATTGAGAGGGATTCGTAGTTGACTTGTACCTTTATTAGTTAGACCCTGTTGCTCTCTAGCAGTAGTCTTAGCCTTCAACTTAGTTCCTTCTTTATTAGACTGAAGGTCTGTAGGAGCTTGTACTGGCTCAGGTGCTGGAGCTGGTGGTGGTGTAGCTGGTGGTAAAGCCTGTGGCTTTGGTGTTGATGGTCTCGATTGTCCGCCTAAACACATGATTAATTCTGCAATTGATTAAAGAACCACTCCACAACATCACGTTGACCTGCTTGATACATGATCTGTTCGATGGGTTGTGAAGGGTTAGGGTTGATTGGTGGGAATGTTTCGTTCATCTCTTGTACTAAGGCATTCATTTGAATACCTTTAGTCTCTAAGAGGTTAAGCGTATGAGGGGAGGTTGACATTACTATGTTCAAAGAACGCTGGCATACGAGCTGATTTGGTGTAGGAAAGTTCAGGTGCTTTACCCTGATACATTAACTGATCACTTGCACGTAGCCAAAAATTTTTATCGAGTTTTTTATCGGCAGTATTTATACCTAAAGGAGCCATGACCCAATTGATAGTAGCTTTACGCAGTTTATCTAAGGAAGGTGATGGTTCCAATCCAAGTTCTTTACAGACGATTGAATTGCTCGCGACATGGATCTGTTCGTCACGGCTAATGTCCGCCGAGACTGTGCGCATTCCAGCATCACCATGAGCGCGTAGGAAGGGTAAAAGAACGAAGAAAATTGCACGTTCGGCAACCATCGCCTTGAGGATAGTGTGATCTTTATTCTCAATCCACGCTTTTCGGAGGACCATCGCTTCCGACTCATCCTTCTCATTAACACCATAAGCATTGGCGATGTAAGACAAAGCCAGGTCGTGGTTTTCTTCGTCTTTGACGTTGGATAGGAGTAACTCCCGTGCCAACTCTGGAACTTCAGTGGCCAGTGCATCTGTAATAAATTCTCCTACGGGCATTTCCATATGTCGCATTGCAAGGACTCTATGGATAGCTTCCCTTGTTCCATCTTTAACTTCACCAGCTGTTGTTTGTACTGGTGTCCATTTTCTTTTTCTTGATAGTAGTTTCTGATACGGGTTCATTCGGCACAATCACATTGAGGTTCTAAGTTGCTGTTGTTAAACAATTCACTAAGATAAGTATCTACATCTTCTGCATCTAGTGCAGCATAAGCATCTGTTTTATCTTGCGTATCTCCCATTACTTGGAGAGAGTAGTATAGGGAGGTCTGCGGTGATTGCAGCCACTTGTTGACAAATTCTTCATCATAAATAACTTGGTCTGACCAAGAGTTGTATGAATAGCCATGACAAAGTCCCGTAGATTGATATAATGTCATGATGCCATCGGCAACACGGTTATAGTTTTCCCAACCTACCTTTGATGCAATTTCTACATCACCGTAGTTGTAAGTCTGTACTCCGAAAGTACCTGAGTCGCGATCGACTGTCTGCGAGATAGGTGGAGCGATTTCTGGTGTGCAAGTATAGCCATCCAAATCCACGCTTCTATAACTGCAAGAGGCGGTTGGAGCGATAGCAAAGGCTCGAACCATATTATTAGCCCGAGCGATTGAGGCTGCTTGTTCAATTCCTGAAGCAATTTGAGAGACAAGTTCATAAGATGCAGAGCGGATGATTTCACCAGAGTTGTATTGTTCTAATGCTCTACCAAATTGTTCGTATGTTACTCCGTATCTTCGGAGAAGGTTAGCAAGTCCAAGGACTCCAAGACCAACTTGTCTATCAACTTCTGAAGGTAAGTACTCCCCTGTTTCTCCAACACCAGTTTTAGAATGGAGACTACACAATTCGGACATACCTTCGACGTAAGCTCGTGGAATGTCATCGAACTCACAGGCGCCGAGGTTAATATGTTGGAGCAAACAGGTGCCTCTTGAAGGTAAATACACTTCGAGGCAGACATTACCGAAAATTCTTTGTCCATTGTCGTCATACCTTACTTTGTTGAGCCAGATGTCGCCTGATTTGATTCCGTGTAGTAGATCGTCTTTAAACGTACAACTCTCCCACCAGGTCTCGGTGACATTGATGCATCTCTTGACCCAGGGGAGTTCGGATCTAGGAGTATTGATAAACTCCCAAGCATCGCTATGGCATAAATCCAGGTGCAAGACAATCGCACCGTTCTTATAAATCCCGCCCCTTCGTAATATTTCATTTAAGGTTGAATAAATTTTACCAAAAGAAACGGGACCAGATGCAACTACACCTGACTCCCTGACATAACCCTTAGGATCAAGATCAGATAAGTGGATAGCACACCCTGCACCAAACCTGAGGGCATGACTAGCAAACCTCCAGCTGGCCTCGATTCCGTTAGGACCTTCCATTTCGTTGGCGACTTGGAAGACCGTGCAACTGACAGGTAGACGGCCCGTAGGATCGTCCATCCAAGATTGAACCCGACCTGTGCGGGAGATTAAATTAGTCATTTTAAATTAAGTCGTTGAATACTGCTTTCTTAAAGTTTGGTCCCTTTAGGACCTTCCCATCGCCTCTGTAGATAGGCTTACCATCTTCCCCTAGCTTTGACATGTTCGCTCGGTGAACACGTCTCATAGCCTCGTCTAGGTCCCAATCCTGGGATGCTGCATACTGAAAGCATACATAAACTAAGTCAGCTAGTTCGTTGAGTTGATTCTCTTCTGGTTCGTGGTGATATGCCTCGTGGAATTCACTCCACTCCTCATCGATCAAACATTTCTGGGTCTGTCGTCCACTCTTCCCAGTCGCTTGCAAATCGTATGCTGTTCGGAATTCCTCCGCTTGGTCCAGTAAGCTCTGATTCATATATTGTTTGTTCAAGTTCATGCTGTAGGTAGTGGATTGCTTTGGTTAGGTCGTTTACTTTGTCGCCTTTGAATTCACATCGGCAGATGTATTTGACTGCATTAGCTTGAAAGAAACTTAGGTTCTGTTCAACTATGAAGTCTCCTACTTTCCAGTTGTTTCCGTAGTGTTCGGGTGAGAAGGCCATTGTTTAACTAGATTGAGAACGGTGTTAGATAATGCGTAGTTCTGACGTTGTAACGCCATAAACAATGTGATGATATCTTTCTTATCTGCTTCAGGTAACAAGTCTTCTAGCCTACGCAGCTTGAAACTTTGCTCCATCGTCATCTCCGTCACCGGCATCGGTGGGAGTCCATAGGATTGGCTCATTGTTTGTAAAATCGTATTCATCAGCGGTGAGGATCTTTGCTAAGCGTGCATTACGCAGGGCGTCCTCTTC